GTAAGAACAGGGCAGCACAGTATATTGATAAATCACTTCTGGGGACTATCACGGAAGGAAAAGTCAATATCGGAGAGACAATGACCTTTGCAACCATCCAAACGATGTGCAAGGTTGACTTGGATCAGTACCGTGACACATGGGACTGCATCATTGTAGATGAATGTCACCGGGTAGCCGGGACACCTACAGCAGTAACCCAGTTCAGTAAGGTGCTGAACACACTCAGGGCAAGACATAAATATGGATTGTCCGCAACCGTCCATAGGGCAGACGGACTGATAAAGGCTACATACGCTATGTTGGGACACGTTATCTACACAGTCCCGGATGAAGCTGTAAAGTCCAGAGTCATGACGGTAGATGTACAGCCGAAAGGTACAGGCGTGAAACTTGATTCTGCATTTCTGAACAGTGATGGAACAATCAACTATTGCAAGATGATTACTTACCTCACTTCTCATACAGACCGGAATCAGCTTATCATGAATGACCTTGTAGGCAACCGGGAGCATTACAACCTGATCCTCTCAGAGAGGGTGGATCATCTGAAACTTCTATACGAAGGATTGCCCCCGGATTTGAAATCACAGGCTGCTGTAATTGATGGCAGCATGACAACGAAGAAGAAGAAAGCAGAACGTGAGCAGGCTATTGAGGATATGAGGACAGGCAAGAAACGATACTTGTTTGCATCGTACTCACTGGCAAAAGAGGGACTTGACATCCCACGGTTGGACAGGTTATACCTGACAACCCCTCAGAAGGACTATGCAGTGATCGTTCAGAGTGTTGGACGTATCGCACGAACCTTTGAAGGGAAGGATCAGCCGATTGCTTATGATTATGTAGACTTCATCCGGTCACTGGAAAAATCGTTCAAGAAACGATGCACCAGTTACCGAAAATGTAACTGTAGAATTTTGGAAGGAGAATAACCATGAAGAATAAAATTTTGAAAGCTATAGCTTGGGCGGTTAGCCTTGTATGGATTGTGTCAGCTTGTCTTATTGATTCAGATTCATGGATTCCCTTCATCGTGTGTGTAATCTGTGAAATCTATCTGGTGTTATTCTCCTACGCAAATGATTGGTTTGGAGATTACCCTTATGAAGATTAGTGAAGAAAGTGTAAGACACCTTGATACAGCCCTTCTTCTGATGGAAGGAGTCAAGGAAAGTCTGAGTGCCGAACCGAATGAATGGGGATGTATTTCACCAGAACATTCAAGAGAGTCTATCCATCGTAGATGTGTGCAGGCACGACAAGAACTCCTGCAAGTGCAAAAGGCTCTAAGGTAGGTGACCTCATGGTTGAGGGAACATACATATTCGACTGTGAGGTATTCGCTTATGATTGGCTCTTTGATTTCAAAGATGTTATCACAGGCGAACACATTTCCATCTGGAACGACAATGATGCTGTAATAGCATTTATGGAACGTGACCCGTTCTTAGGCGGGTTCAACAATAAGCACTACGATAATTTCATACTAAAGGCAGTCATGTGTGGCTTTACACCGGAAGAGGTGAAGAAAGTCAATGATCTTATCATTCAGGAAGAGTTAAGTGGATGGGATATTCCGTCACTGAAAGAGTACAGAGTATTCTTTGACAGCTTTGACCTGAGAGATGATTGTCAGGACGGAATCTCACTGAAAGCTATTGAAGCACACCTTGGAATACCGATTGAGGAAACAGGGGTTGACTTTAATATTGACCGTCCGCTGACGGAGAGTGAGAGAAGAAGGACTGAATACTACTGCCGATATGACGTAGATGCTACGGAAATTCTCTGGAAACTGAGACAAGGATATCTGGATAACAAAGTTGCGGTAGGAGCGAAGAGAGGTCTGACAGACCGTAAGGCAATGTATATGACAAATGCCAAACTGACAAGCGTGTACCTGCAAGCTGAGAAACCAGAGAAACCTTGGACGGATGAAAGGAATTACCAATACCCGGATAAGCTGCTTCGGCAGTATATTCCGCAGGAAATATTTGATTTCTTTGATCGGCTGCATGATCCGAACGTACCGGACATTGACCTGTTTGGTGGTTACGATCAATACGGCAGGAAGATCAAGGGTGCAAGCATTGAATTTAGGATAGGTGATTGTGTTTGCACTATAGCCTACGGAGGGATTCATGGAGCAATCCCGAACTATGTAGAGGTAGCAACGGAAAACCGTTCAATCCGAAACAAGGACGTAGGTAGTTACTATCCACATCTCATGACTATACCTCTTTCAGCAGGACAACAGTATGGATTCTGTAGCAGGAACATACCGTCACCTCAGATTTTCGTGGATATGTTGGAAGAGAGAATGAAAGCAAAGAAAGCAGGGGACAAGAAAACTGCAAATGCCCTGAAACTGGTAGCAAACACCTCATACGGTGCAATGCTCAATGGTAAAAACGGAACTTCCTACAACGATCTGTATGATCCACTCATGGGACGTTCAGTATGTATTACCGGGCAGTTACTTCTTCTGGAACTGTCAATGCACCTTGTAGCAGAGTGTCCTACCTTGAAGATCATTCAGCTTAATACGGATGGTATCATGGTAAGTTTTGACAAGTCTGACGAAGCAAAATGGCAGGAGATTACGCAGGAGTGGCAGGACAGAACAGGCTTTGAACTGGAAGAGGATTTCATTCAGAAAATCGTTCAGAGAGATGTGAACAATTATGTAGAAGTACCTGTAGGTAACGGCAAACCGAAGGTCAAGGGTGGCAATCTGGTAAGAGGGATCTTAACCAATGCCAACATTGATTTCACGACAATGGGCTTACCTGCATGGGACAACATGAGTGGCGGTGCTTGGAATATCAATAACAATGCCTGCATCGTGGCTACAGCAATGAAAGAGTATTTTGTGAACGGGACTCCCCCGGAAGAAACCATTGCAGCAAGCAATAATATCCTTGATTTTCAGGTGATAGCGAAAGTCGGAGGTAAATATTCTGGATGCTACCAGTTAATCGGTGGTGAGAAAGTTCCGGTACAGAAGGTCAATCGTGTGTATGCCTGCAAGAATAAAGGTTACGGAAAGATTTATAAGACCCACGCCACTACCGGGAAGGACGCAAAAGTTCCCAGTCTGCCAGATCACTGCATAGTAGATAACAATAATGAGTTGTCCATAGACGTTGTGGACAGAGAATGGTATGTCAAACTGGCAAAGGAACAGATACGGAAGTTTTTAGGTGTGAAAGCACCACGGAAGAATACCAGAAAAATAAATTCGCTAAAGAAAAAGTCATTAGCGTTGTTCAATTAAGGAGGACAAGAACATGGAAAGTTCAGCAAAAAAAATGGTAACAGCAGAAGAGTTTGACGCAGCAGTAAAGCAGGTTATTCACGATCAGGTGAGTGATCCGAAACTGGATGGAATGGGAAAACTGCTCATTCCGCTGACAGGTACGATTTTCGCAAGTAATGTAAGAAAGATTCTGTTCGGTACAACCGAAGAAAACAAGGAGGACTAAGACTATGAAATTTCATGAAGTAAGCAAGGTTATGGACGAAGGTAAGAAGATCAAACTGAAAGCGTGGGAAAACGCTTACTGGTATAAGAAAGACGGTATGATCGTGAACCATGACGAAGAGGGTTTTGAATGTGATGTAAAAGAGATTTTTCCATATGATCTCATGTGGGTTGCTACAGGTGACTGGGAAGTTGTTGTAGAAAACCTGACTCCGATGGATTTCAAGGAAGCGTTCAAGCTGATGAAGCAGGGCTATCCGGTAAAACTTCCGTCTTGGGGCGGTTACTGGTACTGGGATGCTGCAAAGGAAACTATCGTGATGCACACGAAGGACGGCAGAGAACTGGATATCCGTGAGACTAAGAGAGTTGAATACACCACTCTGAACATTCTTTCAGATGAATGGGTGCTTGCAAGCACTAAGAACTGCCCTGCAATGGGTGGTGAAGCTACTTTCTCCTTCGGAGAAGCAATCAAGTATCTGAAACGAGGACACAAGGTAGCCCGTAGGGGATGGAACGGAAAGAAACAGTACATTCAGCTTGCAAGCGGAATCTCTTACAAAGCACCTACCGGAGATATCGTGAATTGTGAGCATGATGCAATCGGTAATATGGCGGTAGCTTTTGTCGGAACTTCCGGTGTGCAGATGGGTTGGCTTGCTTCTCGGGCAGATATGCTTGCCGATGACTGGGTATTCGCAGAATAAGGAGGATTGGCTATGTTTTATCTGTTAGGAGTTATCATCGGGCTTGTAATCAGTTTTCTGATTACTGCCCTGCTGATCTGGATTCTGGCAATGTGTTTTGGTTTCCTGTTCACTTGGAAATTGGCACTGGGAATCTGGGTTATCTATCTGATTATCAAGAGCATTTTTACAAGAAATTAAGGAGGATCAATAACAATGGCAAACATTTATGAAGGTATGAACGTGAGACAGAAACTTGCAAAGGCAAGATTACAGTTCCTTAACCAGAAGGTTAAGAAGTCCGGTAAGAATATGCACTTGGAGTTCAAGTATTTTGAGTTGGAGGATATTGTACCTCCTGCAATCAGAATCTTTGCCCGTGTGGGACTTACCACTGACATTGACTTCACCGATGAAAACGGTGCTGTCATGAGAGTGTACAACACTGACAACTCTGAGGAAGCACCTATTGAGTTCCGTGTACCGTACCGTGAGGTTAAGCCTATCGTAAGCAATGCGGGTAAGGAAGTAACCAATCCGATGCAGGCACTTGGTTCATCCATTACATATCTCAGACGTTATCTCTGGATGGCAGTTCTGGATATTACTGAACCGGATGACATTGACGCTACGCTTGGTTCTGAACCGGAAGAGGAAGAACCGGAGATTGAAGCACCGAATCCGGAAAAAGCAAAGACTGAGAAGAAGTCTCAGAAGAAGCAGAAAGCCCCTGCTACACCTGCGGAACGTAAGGAAGCAAAGGAAACTCTGACTGACACTGAGGGACAGGCTGATGACTTGCAGATTACGGCATTGAAAAATGCTTGCAAGGAACTTATGGACAAAGACCCGGATCAGGAGGACTTCGTTCAGCAGATTGCAATGAAAACTAATGGCTTTACTCAGGTGACACGTTCTCAGTGTGAGCAGCTTATCAAGAATCTCGGTGAGATGATCGCAGCTTACAAGACGGAGGGCTAAGTCATGGGAGAGAAGAATCAGGAACGCATGGTCTTTATCGGTGGGGTAAATGGTTACCCCATCGGTATCATCCCGGATGTATCACTGGATGAACTGATGACCGGAGAAGCACAGCAGACCGACAATGTGAATCATCCATCCCACTACGAAACCGGGAAGTTTGAGTGCATTGATGTAATGGTTGAGACTCAGGGTGTGCAGGCAACGAAGGATTTCTGTGTGTGCAATGCCTTGAAGTACATCTACCGTCACAAACGTAAGAACGGTCTGGAAGATATCAAGAAAGCAATCTGGTATCTGAATAAATATGTAGAGTTGGAGGAAGAGAACCATGAGAAAGTTTAAGAGAATGATCGCAAGAGCAAATATGAAACGTGCAGGATATACCCGTCTGAATAAGAAGGGCGGGGACGGCAGAAGCACTTTTGCAAAGCTGTGGAAGCAGTACATTTAAGAAGGAGGACAGTTCTATGAAGTGGAATGACGATAAGACTATCACGATCACACCGCCTGCGAAACCGAAGAAGATCACAGGTACACGATTTGCAGCAATCATGGGTCTGAATAAGTGGACAAGCCCGTTCAATGCGTGGTGTGCAATCACCAGAACTTATGAAGAACCGTTTGAAGATACCATTTACACAATCGCAGGTAAGACGATTGAGCCGAAGCAGGCAGAATACATGAAAACTGCATACTTTATGAGTAATCTGATTACCCCTACCGATGTGTACGGTGAGGACTACTTCAAGAAAACGTGGGGAGATTTCTTCCGTGATACACCGATCTTCGGCGGTATGTGGGACTACCTGCTTGTGGATAAGGAAGGTAAGCCGCAAACGGTACTGGAAATGAAAACCACGAAGAGGTCTGAGGACTGGGTGGAAGATGTACCTGAGTATTATGCTTTACAGGCTGCACTTTACGCCTACCTGCTTGGTGTCGATGACGTAATCATGGTGTGTTCGGTTCTTGGTGAGAAGGACTATGATGACCCGGCAGCTTATGAGTGCAAGGCTGAGAATACTTTCGTTCGTCCGTTCAAGGTATCTGAGAGATATCCGAACATGAAGAAAACGATCACTCAGGTTAAGAAGTGGTGGAAAACCCATGTAGAGGGTGGCGTATCTCCGAAGTACGATGAAAAGGCTGACGCTGATATTCTGAAAGTGCTGAGAGACAACAACCTCTCCCCTGACTCTGATCTGGATGCAATGGTGAAGGAAGCCGAAGGGCTTATGCTTCATATCGAAGAGGTCAATGCGACTGTGGCAGACGATGAAAAGCGTCTGAAAAAGCTGAAAGAACTGATTAAGGAAGCAAGCATGAGTCAGTTCAAGCTGGGTGACAAGACTGTTACGATCACAGGCGACAGCTATGATTTTATCACGACTGTCAGCATGAAGAAGAAACAGGACTTCGATATGGAAGCAATGGAGAAGGACGGTGTGCTTGATAAGTACATGACTGAGACTGAAAAGCCTGAGTACCGTTTCACTCCGAAGAAAAGAAAGGAGTCCGCATGATTAAATATCTCAGTTTGTTCAGTGGGATAGGTGCTTTTGAAAAGGCTCTTGACAATATCGGAGTTAAGTATGAACTGGTAAATTATTGCGAAGTTGATAAATATGCCAGTAAAGCCTATTCATTGATACATAACGTACCGGAAAGCATGAATCTGGGAGATATTACAAAGGTGGACGAAACCAAACTTCCTATTGGAATTGACCTTATGACCTACGGTTTTCCTTGTCAGGATATATCTTCTGCGGGATTGCAGAAAGGTCTAAGAAACGAAGATGGAAGCAAGACAAGAAGCGGTTTGTTTTTCGATGCTATCCGAATCATGAAGCATTGTAGACCACGAATTGCTATAGCTGAAAATGTAAAGAACCTTACAAGTAAGCGTATGTCAGGCGTGTTTAATACAGTGCTGTCAGAGTTAGAGGATGCAGGATATAACAATTACTGGCAGGTGTTAAATGCTGCCGATTACGGTATGCCACAAGGGAGAGAGAGAGAGTATTCATTGTATCTATTCGTAAAGATATTGATAACCAATCTTTCCATTTTCCACCTATAATACCTCTTACAAAGTGCATGGGTGATTATCTGGATGATAATGTACCATCAAGTTTCCTTTTATCTGAAAAGCAGCTATCCAAAATTGAAGTGTCAAACTTTCAACAGGAAAAGCGAAGAATACAGGATAGGGGGGGGGATCTGCATGACTCTATTAGCCAGGGATTATAAAGACCCTAAGTGTGTACAGATCGCAGACCTCCATTATTACAACATGGATATGCCGAATCGTATCTACTCCCCGGAAGGAATTTCACCAACCCTCAAAACTGTAAGTGGTGGCGGTGGTGAGGTTAAGGTACTGAAAAATAAATTGTATCGCAAACTTACACCGAAAGAGTATTTTCGACTGATGGGATTCTCAGATTCAGATTACCAGATTCTTGTAGATAACGGTATCTCAAAATCACAGCTTTATAAGATGGCAGGTAACTCCATTGTGGTTACTGTCTTAGAAAATCTGTTCAAGCAGATTTACAAACCTGTTACTCAGAGTATTGCTTCTTTGAAGCAACAATCTCTGGATATATTAGATAACATTTAAGGAGGACTATTAAAATGGCAAAGATTGGACTTACAGAGGGATTTACACTGATCCCGGAAGGAACTCATGTTTTCAAGATCACTGAGGTCAACTACAAAGAGGACTTCGGTAAGATGGAAGTGGTTATGCAGACCGCAAAGGGTCAGAAGCATATTGAGAGATTTTCTCTCCTGAACAAAGACGGTGAGCCGAATCAGGGCGGTCTTAATGCGTTCAGCTATTTTGCTAAGACTGCACTTGATGACTTTACTGTGAAGGATATTGACGATCAGGAGTTGGTTGGACACTTTATCCGTTGCGAAGTTGAGCATGAAGAAGTCGAGAGTAACAAGACACCGGGCAAGATGCTCAAATTTGCGAGACTGGGTGATAAGGAAGCCGCTGACGGATTTGACGAAGAGGAAGCTGCCCCGGCTGCACCGAAGCAGCAGAGCAAGCCTGCAAAGCAGGAAACTAAGAAACCTGCGGCATTTGACCTTGGCAGTCTGCTTGGTTAAGTAAGTGACCTGCGGAGAGGGAGAGATGTTGTCTCAAACTCTCCAATGGTTATATCAAAATATTCTCAAAATGGAGGATTGAAGATGAACACGAATGAAAGAATTAAGATTTTCAAGTCCCTGATGGGTCAGGCGTTCAGCAAGGAAGAGGTGGACTACTTTGTAGCTATTCTCAGACGGATGGGTTATTTCACTGCCCCTGCTTCCACGAAGTATCACGGCAATTATGAAGGTGGTTTGTTCGATCATTCCCTTGAAGTGACTAAGAGTCTGCTGCATCTTACCAAACACCTGAAACTTCACTGGAACAGCAGGAAGAGTCCTTATTTTGTCGGGATGTTCCATGATCTCTGCAAGTGTGACAACTACATTCACAACGGAAATGGAACGTACAGCTACAATCCGAATGTCACTATTCCCGGTCATGCTGAGAAGTCATTGGTACTTCTGAAAGCGAACGATATTGGTGTGACTGAGGAAGAGAAAGCGTGTATCAGATGGCACATGGGAGCGTTCGATGACAAGGAAAACTGGGACAAATACGGAAAGGCTATTGAGAAATTCCCTAACGTCCTGTGGACTCACACGGCAGACATGATGGCTGCCAGAATCAAAGGTATTTAAGGAGGAAGCACTATGAAGAAAGTAGTTGCTGTAGTGATTGCTACACTTATGGTGGCAGTGCTTATGACAGGATGTACGGAATCGGAACAGGTTTCGTATAACATAGGTAAAGAAGCTGACAACTTCAATGTAACTCGTAAACTGACTGTAATCAACGCCAGAACTGATACGATCTTGCTTGAAATGGAAGGTACATTTTCTCTCAGCAATAATTCAGACAATGAACTGGAAGTTATCTGTGAAGTGGGAGATGGGAAGTATCAGAAGCATTTTGTATATCTGAATGATGACACTATGTACGTGGTGGAAGATATTTCCGGTGCGAATGTTGATAAGTACCACTATGAAATCAACTTCCTTCCAGAATACGGTGTCAAGGTTACTCACAACGATTAAGGAGAACTACTATGGGAGCATTGATAGGATTTATCGGAGGTTTTATCGCAGGTCAGATTTTCTTGATCTGTGTAGCAGTTATCGGTGCAGGAAGAGAAGATAAGGAAGCACCGACTAAAGAAGAACGGAAACAGGAGGACTAATTATGATTATCACAGGTATGGATCACTTTCAGAGTGTATGCAAGAAGAAACTGGTGGAATGGTATCACACGCACAGACCAGAGGTTTACATTGATCTGAGCAATGTGTTTGTAGTGTGGTCATGCAAGACCTTACAGAATTACAAATGCCTTGCATCTACTACGATCGGCGGTGATGGTATCTACGCTGAATACACTTTCAACGGAGATAAGCAGGTAATGTATGAGGATGTTTACGGCAAACTCACCAACACCTGCATCACACAAGAATAAGGAGGGTTAAATCATGACAGGTAAAGAATATCAGGAACTTGCAATCAGAACTTGCAGTATTCCTTATGACCAGAAAGAAGATAGACTGTTTCATGCTGTTTTTGGTCTGAACAGTGAAGCAGGAGAGGTAGCAGGAATCCTGCAAAAGAAATATCAGGGACATGAAGTGAACCTTGAACACATGGAAAAGGAACTTGGTGACTGTCTCTGGATGATCGCAGAAGCGTGTAATGCACTGGGAACGGACATTGATACAGTCATGCAGATGAATATTGACAAGCTGAAAGCCCGTTACCCGGAAGGGTTTACAGTAGAAAATTCACTGCATCGTAAGCCGGGGGATATCTAATGAGATATCACAACATTACTCAGGATGACATGAACAACGGAGATGGACTCCGGGTAGTCCTCTGGGTTGCAGGATGTGAACACCACTGCAAAGGGTGTCAGAATCCTGTCACATGGAATCCTGATGACGGTCTGGTGTTTGACAAGAGAGCATTTAATGAAATCATGAAAGCACTGGAAAAACCGTATATTGCAGGTGTTACTTTCTCAGGCGGTGATCCGCTGCATCCGCAGAACCGTGGAGCAGTATTCTCCATCATGAAAGCAGTACAGAAGAGATTTCCGAAGAAAACGATCTGGGTCTATACCGGATATACTTGGGAACAGATTCTTGAAAATAAGTACCTGCTTGCTGTGGCTAAGTATGCAGATGTACTGGTGGACGGACGCTTTGAGGAAGAGTTGAAAGATGTTAATTACCACTGGGCGGGCAGCACCAACCAGAGAGTGATTGACGTACAGAAATCATTACAGAAAGGAGAAGTGGTCTTACATGAGAGTGATTAAGAAAGACGGAACACTGGAAGAGTTCGATGGTGAGAAGATCGTAAACGCTGTCAATAAGTCCGCTTCCAGAGTCATGATTACACTGGATGATACAGCATTTCATGAGATTGTTGGTGCGGTACTGGCAGTGATCGAAGAAAAAGGTCTTACTGATATCCCGGTTGCTACGATGCACAACATTGTGGAACAGGTACTTGATAAGTACGATCCACGGATTGCTACATCCTATCGTAACTACAGGAACTACAAACAGGACTTTGTTCATGTACTGGACAAGGTATTCCAGAAATCACAGGTTGTCAGATTTCAGGGGGATAAAGAGAACGCAAACACAGACTCAGCACTGGTGGCTACAAAGCGTTGCCTGATCTTTAATGAACTGAATAAGCGTCTGTACCGTAAGTTCTTCATGACTCAGGAAGAGTTGCAGGCTTGCCGGGACGGTTACATTTACATTCACGATCAGTCCGCACGATTGGACACTATGAACTGTTGCCTGTTCAGAGTCAATGAGGTTATGAAGGGTGGCTTTGAGATGGGTAATATCTGGTACAACGAACCGAAAACGCTTGATGTGTTCTTTGATGTACTGGGTGATATCATCCTTGCAACCGCAAGTCAGCAGTACGGAGGATTTACAGTACCGGAAGTTGACAAGTTGGCAGCACCTTACGCTGAGAAATCCTATAAGAAGTATGTGGATGAATACATGGAAATTCGCAATCAGCAGACCTTCACGCAGGAAGTTCATGAATGGGCTATGCGGAAGGTAGAAAGAGACTTTGAGCAGGGATTTCAGGGAATTGAAATGAAGCTGAATACCGTAGGATCATCCCGTGGTGATTATCCATTCATTACTATGACCTTCGGTCTGGCTACAGATCGTTTCGGTAAGATGGCAAGCAAGACTTTCTTGCGTGTTCACATGACAGGTGAGGGTAAGCCGGGAAATAAGAAGCCAGTCCTTTTCCCTAAACTGGTATTCCTGTATGACAAGAATCTCCACGGTGAAGGCTGTATCAACGAAGATGTATTTGAAGCCGGGATTGACTGTAGCTGCAAGACTATGTACCCTGACTGGCTGTCCCTTACAGGTGACGGCTATGTGGCTGAGATGTACAAGAAATATGGCAGAGTGGTAAGCCCTATGGGTTGTCGTGCTTTCCTCAGTCCGTGGTATGAGCGTGGAGGTATGCACCCGGCAGACGAAAATGATAAGCCTATCTTTGAGGGACGTTTCAATATCGGTGCAGTAAGCCTGCATCTGCCGATGATCCTTGCAAAAGCCAGAGAAGAGGGAAAAGACTTCTATGAGGTCTTGGATTTCTACCTTGAAATGATCCGCAATATTCATAAGCGTACATATGAGTACCTTGGAGAAATGAGAGCCAGTACTAACCCGATTGCATATTGTGAGGGCGGTTTCTACGGAGGTCATCTGAAACCTTCGGACAAGATCAAACCACTTCTCAAACCTATGACTGCATCCTTCGGTATAACGGCACTCAATGAGTTGCAGGAACTTTACAATGGCAAGTCCATTGCAGAAGATGGTGCATTTGCACTGGAAGTCATGCAGCACATCAACGATAAGGTCAATGAATACAAGGAAGCTGACGGATGGCTGTATGCAATCTACGGCACACCTGCTGAGAGTCTTTGCGGCTTGCAGGTGGAACAGTTCAGAAAGAAGTACGGAGTGATTAAGAATGTGTCAGACAGACCGTATGTAAGTAATAGCTTTCACTGTCATGTCACAGAAGATATTACACCGATACAGAAGCAGGACTTAGAGGGACGTTTCTGGAATCTCTGCAACGGTGGCAAGATTCAGTATGTAAGATATCCGATCAGCTACAATCGGAACGCTGTCAAGACTCTGGTATGCAGGGCAATGGAACTTGGCTATTACGAAGGAGTCAACCTGTCTTTGGCATACTGTGATGATTGCGGACATGAAGAGTTAGAAATGGACGTTTGCCCGGTATGTGGAAGTACCAACCTCACAAAGATTGACAGAATGAATGGCTATCTGTCCTACAGCAGAGTTCACGGTGATACCCGTCTGAACGCTGCAAAAATGGCTGAGATTGCCGAAAGGAAGTCAATGTGATGGAGGGTTAAGGTATGACAGATAAAGGACTGGACAATCTCAGGTTCGGGATCATAGAGCAAGCTGCGATTGACTACGTTGACTTATTGGCAGGCTTTAAGTCACCGACTACAGAAGGTTCTTCCGGTCACAGTGGTTTCATTCTCTCTGTGACCTTGATCCTGAACAGGTTATCAACCGATTGGAAAGGAAAGCAAAGACTATGATTATGAAGTACGAAGTACACAAAGAACATGGTAGCAGTAGATGGTATGTCACGGAGGTAGGCTGTAAAGAGCCTATTCCCGGTACATATGGCTCAAAGAAGAGAGCGTTGCATACAGCAGCGAAGATGAATGGTCTGGACTACAAAGACTACATGAGAGTTCGCAGAAGGGATGGTATGAATCATGATTAGAATTTCAAAGGCAGAAACCTACGGATGGGAAGCTGCAATTAGAGGTATGAGAAATCCTATGAACTCATGGGAGAAATCAGACAGTTATCCTGCTGTAGATTGTGGAAAATGTGGGATTATTGATCGTGAGGGAATATGTCATCCGAAAGAACACGATTGCTCAGAATTTGCTTGTTATGCAGTAGGAGAAAATGACCTCTCTCTCATGAAGAAACTTGCGGCAGCAGGTAACGATCATGGGAAGTTCTTACGAATGATTAACGTCACAGTAGACTTGGAAGCACCGTTGTACTGGTGGAAAGAATTTGACACCTACAAGGTGGGTACAGTCGCAAATTCATGTAGCACAATGCACAAGATTCAGGCAAAAGAGTTTACCTTGGAAGATTTCTCCACGGATCACCTGTCTCAGACCAATCTTATCATCATGAAGATGGTAATTGATGCACTGAACAATGCAAGACTTGACTTTCTTGGACAGAAGGACAAGCGTGACTGGTGGCAGATGATTCAGCTTTTGCCGTCATCTTACAACCAGAAACGAACTGTGCAGCTTAACTATGCGGTGTTGAAGAACATCTATCATGCACGAAGAAACCATAAACTTGATGAATGGCATACGTTCTGTCATTTCATCGAATCACTACCACACAGCGAATTGATTACAGAGTAAGGAGCGTGGGAACAGATGGACTATTCCAGAATACCAGAAGAATTAAAGAATCAAAATCAGTGGGTGTGTGCTTGGGACGGTTCAAAAGTTCCCATGAGAGCATTTGAAAGAAAAGCCGCTTCATCCACCGCACCGGACACTTGGTCTACTTTTGAGCAGGCTGAGTGGGCGGTGGAGAACGGACATTACGATCACATAGGTTATGTCTTTGCCAATCAGAACATCGTAGGCATTGACATTGATGCAGGCTTTGAGGACGGTCTTATGACCCCGCTGTGTGCAGATATTATGCAAGCCTGCCACTCATACACAGAGAAGTCCCGGAGTGGACGAGGAGTACATATCCTCATGCGTGGTAAGCTGCCGTTCTCAGGTAAGAACAATCTTGCAGGCGTAGAAATCTATCAGGCAAGACGGTTCTTCATTATGACCGGGAAGGTGCTGATCTTTCCTGAGATCATTGACAATCAGGAAGCTATTAACTATGTAGTGGAAAAGTATTTCAAAGAGACAGAAAAGACCGGGAGCAATTCAAGTATGGTACAGCGTATCTATTCTCCTAAGTTTCCGAAGCCTGCGGGCGGCAGAATCTTTGTCAGACCGGACTACCCGGAAATCCCGGACGGTGGCAGAAACATTTCTCTCACAAGTCTGGCAGGTGCATTGCACAATACTGGGTACACTCCAATGCAGATTTATCAGGAGTTGCAGAGAGTCAATGACGAAGTGTGCAAGCCGCCACTTCCAGACAGAGAACTACAGATCATTGCAGAAAGCATAAGCAGATACAGGAGGTAACTATGGAGAAAGAATGTTACGGTTGCGATTTCAACGATCCCGATTATGGTTGCACCTGCCCTCCCGGTGAAGAATGGTACGCTTGTGGACTGAGCAACCCCACAGAGGAAAATTTCAAGCAACCTACAGATACTTGCGTCACCTGTGAAAACTTCATAGGTGGCGGTGACTGGGGACTCTGCTGCAAAGTCAAGTATGACTTGTGCTATGAGTGTACCCCGAAGTGTAAAGACTATCAGCAGAAGGAGGTGAGAAAGAACAATGGAAGATGAATTATTTCAGTTGTCCAACGGACGCTATGTAACATCGGTAGAGATTTCAGAAAAGCTGACATACATTAAAGAACATCACCCTGAGACTTCCTATCAGGAAGATTCTACAGGGTATTCGTGGGATGAAGCGGGAATGGCTGACCTCTTCTCAGAGTGTTACGATCATGATACCCGGTACTGCCCGGAAGCAAAGTCATGGTACACCTATGACGGCGGCAAGTGGCAGAAAGACGTAGGATCACTGCTTGTGTCCAACAAGATCAAAGAGTTTGTCAGGATCATGGCTCTTTATTGTGGAGAAATCCCGGACGAAGATAAGCGTAAGCAGTACATGGCTTTTGTTGGTAAGATGGGTGACAGGCGTTTCCGTGACAGACTTATGAAGGATGCAGCAGACAACTTGAAGATTGCGGCAGCAGAGTTTGATACGCACCCATTCCTGATTAACTGTAAGAATGGTACTTATGATCTGGAATCACTGACATTTCGTGAGCATAAATGGGATGACTTCTTAACGATGCAGACCAATTTTGAATATGGTGTAAAGAAAGAGAAGTGTGCCAGATGGGAACAGTTCATCAAGGAAGTAACGCAGAACGACAAGGACAAAGCTGACTACCTGCAACGTGCCTTGGGTTACTCCATCCTTGGAACATCTAAGGAAGAGTGTATGTTTATCTTGCATGGTAAGACCACCAGAAACGGAAAGTCCACCATGCTTGATGCAATTCAGCACTTGCTTGGTGATTACTCTACGGTCACACCTGTAGAACTGATCTGCCGTGGTGACAGAGCAAAGAACGCAGAAGCAGCAAGCCCGGTACTGGCAAAGCTGAAAGGTAAGCGAATGGTTACTATGAGTGAGTCAGACACCGCCGGGAAGTTGGATGAATCAGTTATCAAGCAGCTTACTGGTGGAGAAGAGATCACCGCCCGTGAGTTGTACCAGACAGCAATTACATTCAAGCCGCAGTTTACCATGTGGCTGTCCTGTAATGACCTGCCTGCTGTAAAAGATAAGTCCCTATTTGCTTCTGATCGTGTGCGTGTTATTGAATTTAACAGGCACTTCAACGATGACGAACAGGACAAAGGTTTGAAGGACTACTTTGAGTCACCGGAAGCAATGCGTGGTATCTTCACATGGTTGGTTGCCGGGTACTTTAAGTACAGAAGGTTTGGACTGAAAATGTCAGCAAATATGCAGAAGGTAGTTAAGCAGTATGAGAAAGACAACGATCTTGTATTGCAGTACCTTGAAGAGAAATGTGAGCGTGATGATGAATCGGTTACAAAAGCAAAGACTCTCTTCGACAACTACAAAGTCTGGTGCAAGAGCAATGGCTATTATGTATGCAGTATGAAGAAATTTAATGCAGAACTTACCATGCACCCGGAGTGGTACACAGAAAAGTCCCTCATGAAAGGTGTGACCGTGTACCGTGGCATTAAGAGAAGGGAGGGGTAAGCTATGGATGTGAAAGACTTTATTGACATGATTACAGATGAAGAAGAGATTCCGAAAAGTGTAATCGCAGAAAGAGCAGGCATTGATAAGAAAGCATTGTACGCTCTACTGTCAAGAGACAACGGGATGGGAATGACTGTCAGGAAATTTGTAGAACTGGCAGAAAGCCTTGGTTATCAGGTCTTGCTTAGTAACGGTGAGACAGGTGACGAGTATCTTTTAGACGGTGAAAGTGATGAATATTAACAGTTAGTCTGCAAATTGCAGACAGTCTCTATAACTTCTCTTAGTATACGACTACTAGGGAAAGTTATACAAGGTGTCTGCAAATTGCAGAATCGCAGAAAGGAGCAGAACTATGGAAAGTTATGTAGAGAGATGGAAAAGAGAGCAGAAAGAGAAGGAACAGAAAGGAGTAGGTAAAAATGGCAGAAGAGAAGAGAACGAGAGGGAAGGACAGAAAGCCCAGAAGGACAGCGGGGTATCAGAAGAGTAGCCCTGCGAACTTAGAGAAAGCAAGAGAGAATAGCCCGATTGTACAGGGTCATAATCCTGATCTGCCAGAAGGGTATAACTCCCGGATGATTCAGTTCACTATGGAGATCATACCGTCTGAGAAGTTGGACTATAACGACATTGAAGAGATGGAAAGACGGTTCATGCACTATCTGGAAACGTGTGCAAAGTACGATATGAAGATAGGGAATCAGGCTGCGTATGCTGCAATAGGTATTGATAAGGGTATTGCATGGGAGTGGGTCAACCGTTGTACAACGAACCCCGCCCGCACCGACTTTATCAAAAAGGTGCAGAAAGTGTGTGCTTTATACCGTGAGGGACTTATGCAGGATGGCAAGGTCAACCCTGTCACTGGCATATTCTGGCAGAAGAACTATGACGGTATGAAGGATCAGACAGAAATGGTTCTGACTCCTAACAATCCGTTGGGTGACAGTGCCGACACAGAAGCCCTTGCAAGAAAGTATCTTGACAATGCCGACATTGTAGACGTGCCAGAAGGTGAAATCTCAGAAGTCGCAGAAGGGGCAGAAAGCCCTAAAATCAAATAAGCTGATGAAATACGCCCCGGTGTAGAAATGACCTGCTGCCGGGGCGTGTGTGCGTTCTGAGGGCATAAAGAAAGCCCCGGACGGGGCGGCGGGTGTTCTACCCATGCCATACTATCCGGGGTTTCTGTTTCCTCCAATATTCTATTATGTCCGGGGTTTCTGTTTCGTACATTGGAATATTATACAGCTTGCATCCTTCCGGGGTCATATAATAGCCTTGACCGTACCGGGGTAGGAGTTCGCAACCTGTCACGCCTAAAATGTTTCTACTGTCCTGCCCACTGCGTGTTCTGAGTGCTACACGGCTATCGAAGTTTACTTTTATAGGTGTAGGGATCACCGCAGACAACGGGCACTGTGTAGCGGCTACAACGTGGACATTTGCCGCTCTGCCGATCTGACAGAGCCGTTGTAATATCGGTTGTACTTGCTTTTTGTTGGTTGTCATTAAGTCCGCTAATTCATCAATAACCACATACACAGCACCGCCACTGTATTTCTTGACGTGCTGTCGTGCCATGTCTCTATACCTGTTATCTGTTATTGTTATAGCTTCCTGTAATGCCTGTACCATTTCCCCCGGCTCACTGCTATAACGCAGCGTGTGGGGTAGTTCTTTATAGTCCACCAGTTCAACCCGTTTAGGGTCGATCAATATAAACTGTACAGCGGCGGGGCTGTCCTTTAATGCTGTTTTCATCATGCCATTTATTACAACGCTTTTACCGCTGCCTGTAGCCCCTGCAATTAGTAAATGGGGCTGTTGTAGCATATCCGCATAAAGGTTATAATAGTCAAGTTCTGGTGTTTTCCACACTCTTTTCACGCTATCACGTCCTTTTCTATATTGGTTTACACTCTGCATTTATGCGGGCTTGTGACCGCCTACGGCTGCATTATAAACCAATGCCCCGGACTGCTGCCGGGGCTTGTGTGTTACTGTAAATAACTATAATCATATTCCGGGCGGTTGTCAAACTCGTTTACCTTGACCGGAATATAAAACGCCGGGTATTTTCCTAACTCTGCATAATGGTTATAATAGTGCCATGCGTTCATGATGTTTTCAAAACTGTTGTTGTCGCTGTTTTTGTTGATCTGACTTGTATAGCCCCATGCATTAAACGGTCGGCACTTTACCGGAACAACTACAACAGTTAAACCGTTATTATATGCCCGCTCTGCCTGCCTTTTATTGATACGCTGAAAAGTAAAACCGTTTTCATACACTGTAATATTATTCATTGCGATACCTCCAATATTTAATTTATAGTTTAGGTGATTCCCTACCCCAGGCATAATGCCCGGACGCTTGCGGCTTGACTGGCTATTTATACACGCCGCAATGTGTGTTATTCGTTCTCAATATCTTCCTTGAAATACTTTTCAAGTTCAACGGCTACTGTAAACCGATCCTGTACAGAGAAGCTATAACCAAAGTCTTTATTGTATTTCTTACTGGCTTCGGTTGCTACTGTATACCATGAATCAATAGCCCTGTCCGTGTTGTATTGTCCTTTGCTGTAGTGCTTTCTGAGGTTGTTTATAACGGCTGTAATAATATTACCGTATAACGTGCCATCGTTTACAGTGTAAAGCATTAACTCACGGCTTTCTGTGGTTTCCTGATAGATCATGTTTCTAGTTCTTTTCATGTTTCTATACCTCCTATATTCAATTATCAATTTGTGCAATCTGTACACCGGGCGGCTTGCCTGCTGTACAGCAGCATTGACAGCCTATAATTGTTTAGCTGTCGTTGCTACTCAGTTATTTCTGAACTATCTTTATTATATCAGATATATCTGAAATGTCAATAGTTTTCTCAGATTTTTCTGAGGTTTTTTCTGCGATCTGGTGACAGGATCAACAGCACCGGGACAGCATACCCCCGGAGGGGGAAACAGACCCCCGCCCGCCGGGGCGGGTGAGGTGCGAAAGTTCCGCAAAAATTAAAAAGTCACTTTTTCCTCAGATATATCTTGACACTCAGTTATATC